TATGTGGTTGCGTCTGATACTGATTCTATCTATCTTCACCTGGGTCCTCTGGTGGAGCGTGTCATGGGAACCTCTACGGATGCAGAGAGAGTTGTATCTATTCTAAATCAGTTCTCTGAAGATAAGATTGTTCCCTTCATTGAAGAATCATTCAAAGAACTCTCTGACTACCTGAACTGTTATGAAGAAACTCTTGTGATGAAACGAGAGTGCATCTCAGAGAGAGGCATCTGGACAGCCAAGAAGAGATACATCCTCAATGTGTGGGACAATGAAGGTGTTCGTTATGATGAACCCAAACTGAAGATGATGGGAATTGAGGCTGTGAAGTCATCAACCCCTGCTCCTTGTCGTGCTTACATTAAGTCTGCACTCAAGATCATCATGGAAGGTACTGAAGATGAACTGATCAAGTTCATTGAGGAGAAGAGAAAGGAGTTTGAGCAACTGCCTCCAGAGAACATTGCTTTCCCTCGTGGTGCATCTGAAATCTACAAATATGCAAGTCCACATACAATCTATGGTAAAGGCACACCCATTCATGTAAGAGGGTGTTTGCTTTATAACCATTACTTGAAAGAGAAGAACCTCACCAAGAAATACACACTGATGAATGATGGTGAGAAGATTAAATTCCTTTATCTCAAATCACCCAACACAATTCAAGAGAACGTGATCTCTTTTATCTCTGAACTTCCACCTGAATTTGGCTTGAAACAGTTCATTGATTATGATACAATGTTCAATAAGTCCTTCATTGAACCAATGAAGATTATTCTCGACACCATTGGTTGGCGAACTGAAAAAACTGCACAACTCGATCTATTCTTTTCATGACAGACTTTATTAAGGACATCCTTAAAGACATTGGAGACGACTATGCTACTCTGGCAAAGGACATTGATGAGTCTGAGACATATGTGGACACTGGTAGTTACATCTTTAATGCTCTTGTCAGCGGCAGTATCCATGGGGGTGTATCTGGCAATAAGATCACTGCCATCGCCGGTGAGAGTTCAACTGGAAAAACTTTCTTCTCTCTGGCTGTCGTACAGAACTTCCTTAATAGTAATCCTGATGGCATCTGCCTTTATTTCGATACAGAGTCTGCTATTACTCGTTCGCTTCTGGAAAGCCGCGGAGTTGACGTCAACCGTACAGTGGTACTCAATGTAGTTACGATTGAAGAGTTTCGTATGAAGGCTCTTCAGGCTGTAGATAAATACCTAAAGTTACCTGAAGATAAACGTCAGCCCATGATGTTCGTTTTGGACTCATTGGGCATGCTCTCAACAGAGAAAGAAATCTCAGACGCTCTGGCTGATAAACTTGTGAAGGACATGACTAAGTCCCAACTTGTGAAAGGCGCGTTTAGGATGCTGACACTCAAACTCGGTCAAGCTAAAGTTCCACTTATCGTCACCAATCACACCTACGATGTTATCGGCTCCTACGTCCCAACTAAAGAAATGGGTGGAGGCTCTGGCCTCAAATATGCAGCATCCACTATCATCTATCTCTCCAAAGCTAAAGAGAAAGATGGAAAGGATGTCATCGGAAATATTATCAAGGCTAAGACTCACAAGTCGCGTCTGAGTAAAGAGAATCAGACAGTTGGTGTAAGACTCTATTACGATGAAAGGGGGTTGGATCGCTACTATGGACTTCTGGAACTTGGAGAGGAAGGAGGACTATGGAAGAACGTGGCTGGTCGCTACGAAATCGATGGTAAAAAGATTTATGCCAAGGAGATTCTTAGGAACCCAACAGAATACTTCACTGAAGACGTGCTTGAAAAACTTGATGTCATCGCAAAGTCAATTTATAGTTACGGAATGTGAACTTTACTTTGACAAAAACAATGACGCAAATTAAAATAAACTATGCTTCCTGCTATTGAACAAATCGTTTTAAGAGGTCTGTTTACTGATGAAGATTACACCAGAAAAGTACTTCCGTATGTTAAGGATGTATACTTTGAAACGTCCATCGGACGTACTGCATTTCAATTCCTTAGTGAATTCTTTTCTAAGTACAATGAATGCCCAACAAAAGAATCAGCTGAGCTTTCCTATGAGTCAGAAACAGGACTCAGTGGAGAAGAACACGAAAGTCTCGGAAAACTTTACACCAATATCTTTACTGAAGGGATTCTTTCGGGTTCAAGAGACCATCTAATTGATGAAACAGAGAAGTGGTGTCAAGATAGAGCAATTTATCTTGCACTTCTTGATGCCATTTCTATTCATGACGGTAAAGGAGATGCAGACAGAGGATCCATTCCATCCATCCTAACAGATGCACTGTCTGTCTCCTTTGATCCTCATGTGGGTCACGATTATCTGAATGATTACAACGAAAGATACGACTTCTATCACATCAAGGAAGAGAGAATTCCATTTGGGCTTGAATACCTTGACAAGATTACAAAGGGTGGTTTACCTAATAAGACTCTCAATATCGCTCTGGCTGGTACAGGCGTCGGAAAGTCTCTCTTCATGTGCTCGATGGCTAGTTCCGTCCTGCTTCAAGGCAAAAACGTGCTCTACATTACTCTTGAAATGGCAGAGGAACGTATTGCTGAGAGGATAGACGCAAACCTTTTGAATGTAAATATTCAAGACATCACTGATGTTCCACGTCAGATCTTTGAATCCAAAGTTACTGACATATCTAAGAGAACTCAGGGTGAACTCTTTATCAAAGAATACCCTACTGCATCAGCACATGCCGGACACTTCGACTCACTACTCAAAGAACTACTGCTCAAGAAATCCTTTAAGCCCGATATTGTGTTTATCGACTATCTTAATATATGCACAAGTCAGCGTTACCGTGCTGGCTCTAATATTAATTCTTACACCATTGTCAAGTCTATTGCAGAAGAGCTTAGAGGCTTGGCGGTTAAACACAACATTCCGATTGTAAGTGCAACACAAACCACTCGTTCTGGCTTTCAAAATACAGAAGTTGAGCTCACTGACACTAGTGAATCCTTTGGACTACCAGCTACAGCGGATCTTATGTTCGCACTCATCGCAACTGAAGAGCTGGAGTCTATGGGACAAATCATGGTTAAACAACTGAAGAATCGTTACAATGATCCCACCTTGCATCGTAAGTTCGTGGTGGGTATTGATAGAGCTAAGATGAGACTGTATGATGTGGAACAATCAGCTCAGGGTGACATCCTTGAATCTGAACCCACATTCAAGTACAATGATGATGACTCCAAGTTCAAAACCAAAACATTTGCTGACTTTAATTTCTAATGACTAAGAAAGTTGACTTTGACAAGTACACCAAGTTTGTTGATGCTGTCACTTCTGATGAGAGCAAAGACTTCATTGCTTTGTCCGATCGTCTCGTTGCCCTTGATGAGAAGGGCGCTAATATTGAACGTCTCATGACTGGAGCCATTGGCATCAATGCCGAAGGTGGTGAGGTTATGGAGATTGTCAAGAAACTGGTATTTCAAGGTAAGCCATGGAATAATGAAACTAAAGCTCACCTGGTAAAAGAGCTTGGAGACACACTTTGGTACGTAACTCAGTGTCTGATTGCACTTGATGTCAGTCTGGATGAAGTGGTATCTAAAAACGTTGAAAAACTTGAAGCCAGGTATCCTGGTGGACAATTCTGCGCTTACTATAGTGAGAACAGACAAGAAGGCGACTTATGAGTTTTCAGTTCTGCTGAAGTTTTGTTTGGCAGAGTGACTGAAAAAAGTAAGAAAGTTTCTTACCACAGTTGAAAACCATTCTCAACTGTGAAGATGTTACAAGATGCTAACATAACTAATAATAAGAAACAAACACACCTAAATAATAACAGATAAAGAGTTATTATGGCGTGCGTTTATTATTGGGTGAGAGAGAATGGTTTCCCTTATTATGTGGGTTATGGTTCTCACAAAACTCGCGCTTATGCCAAGCATCCTCGCTCTAATGGTTGTGTGCCTAAACCACCAACAGAGCGCATTCACATTCACACCTTTTCAACAGAACATAAAGCGAAGTTGAGAGAATGGGAGATGATAAACTTCCTGAAACCAATGCTTCTCAATGTTTGTTCTGGTTACTCAACCGCCCACGCATTCTTTGGTGAAGACAACCATTTTTATGGTAAGAAACACACAGAAGAAACAAAGGCGAAAATAAGTAAAGCAAAGAAAGGTGTGAAGGTTCATTCTAAAGAATGGAAAGCAAAGCAGAGTAACACAATGAAAGGCAACACGAACAGCAAAGGTGCTGTTCGTTCTGCTGAACTAAAGAAGCAAATCTATAACAAACTCAAAGGCAGGGTTGTAAGTGAAGAAACCAAAAAGCGTTTGAGTGAGGCAGCAAAGAAGAGATGGGCAAAGCAACGGGGTGAGACTTGAAGAAGTCGCCCCGTTGCGTTATAATGTAATGAAATGAGGAACTTAACTATGGACTTACTGAACCACATTTTTGACATCCAAAAGAAAGTAAATGCCATCGTGCCCGAAGGTTACGAGATGGTTGACAGTGGAATGTTTATTCCTGAAGGCAGTGAAGACGAACTTTGGCGCGACAACTGCCTGGAGAAGGATGGAAAGGACTTCGCTTATTCTTTTAGCACCTCTGGAAAACTGAAGGGAGATGTGCCACCTGAAATGTCTCTGGAACTTTCTGTTCTGTTGGAGGAGAATAAGGTAAAATGAAGAAACTCTGCGAGAGCATTTCTAACCTCTCTCAAACTTATTTCTTTGAACCAGATGTTTTCACTTTCACGCAGAACAATTGGGAACTTGGCAATAAGTTGTGGGATGTGAAGGATGACACAGAAGCATCTTTCAAACTTCTGGCAACCTCTGGTTTGAATGTCAGCGTTCTCTCAGCGTTTGAGAAAGAATTACTGAATGTGAAAAAACTCGTGGAGAATGACCTGTGAAACCTATTTCTATTGAAGAGTACAAAGAACATGGCCCAGAGTTCTTCGATAAGTTCAACTACGTCAAGTCACAACTGGGTGACGCCAAAGCTGAGGATGTTCTGAAAGTAATGGAGTCGTTGGCTGGTCTCGTGATGACTAAGCGTAAAGATAAGAGTTCTGGACCAATGGGGTTCAACAAAGAAGAAACTAAGGAGAAAGATGACAAAGCTGGTTACGACACTTCTAGCAAGTAGTCTTCTGCTATCAGGTTGCTTTGGAGAGAAGCAACCTACAAATACAACTGATGCTGCCACACTCCAAAGCATTGCAGCCAAGTGTTCTGAACTGTCTGGTTACACTGGACAAGCAGCACATGCTGACTTTGCTGGCATCACTTATGTGTTCCGTGCTGACAATCAATCAGTCGCTGAGTGCGAGTGGACAAGTGTAGATGATGTAAAACTCATTGAGCTTCTCTACTGATGTTAGCACTTCTACTCTTTTGGATATCACCAGTTCAGGCACAACCACCTGAGAGTGACATCTATAATCATGAGTGGATGACTGCTTGTCGTGAAGCATCTGGTTTGGAAGTTGAGAGATGGGATGACTTTATGTCAATGTCTTACCAGATGCTTGATGATAATGGCAAACCAGCTGACATCATCGTTATCACGTTAGGATGGACAGGAGAGTGGGAGAATGAGTGGGTTGATTGTCGAATCAAACCAGATGGTAAATTAATTTTAACTGACTACAGTGACTTAATGGGAGAACTTCATGGGAATCGGTCTTAACATTCAAAAGGAAGAGGATAAGTCAATCAAACTGTTCATCAAAGATGAAGGATTCCCCAAAGTCTTTGATGATGGTGCATTCACGGTGGATCATGAAGTGAATGGTTATCAATCTTATTCTCGTGATGGAGAAAAGATTATCTTCTCTGGTAGTGAATGGGAGTGTGAACAGTGGACTCGTCAGTGGATGAAGGCACAACAAGAAGGGTGGCCTGACTATCAGAATCGTGTGGTGAATAGTGGTGTTGTGGGAGGTAAACTTTGACTTGACAGGGCAGGGTTCCCGTGTTATAATAAGTAAGTAAGACAAGGGAGATCCCTATGGGTGTCAATAAGCACCTTGAACATTTGGAAGACCTAATTCTGCTGGAAGGCAAGAGAGGTGGAGAGAAGGCAATTGAGGCTCTAAAGAGTGTGGCAAAGACTCTCTCTGGTGCTGGTGGTCCTTCTGTTAAGATTACAACCAAATGGGATGGAGCTCCAGCTATCGTCTGTGGAATTGATCCCGCAGACGGCAAATTTTTTGTTGGAACTAAATCAGTCTTTGCGCAAAACCCTAAAGTCTGCAAGACACAATCAGATGTTCAAAAGTTTTATGATGGTGTTCTTGCTAGTAAACTAAGTTATTGTCTGCGTTATCTTCCATCAGTGGTTGATAAAGGAGTTCTTCAGGGTGATTTGTTGTTTACTAATGACAAAGCAACCAAGAACATTGATGGTAAGACTTACATTACCTTTCGTCCCAACACCATCACTTATGCAGCAGAACAGAACAGTGAGATTGGTAGGGAGATAGGATCTGCGTCAATGGGAATTGTGTTTCACACTTCTTACTCTGGCACCAGTCTCTCCAATCTACAGGCGTCCTTTGGTGTTCCATTGTCTGCATTCAATAAGACACCTCAAGTATGGGCAACCACAGCATCATTCCAAGATGTGGGCAATGTGGCAGCTCTCAATGGTGCAGAGAGAAAGCAATTTGAGAACACTCTACGAATGACAGAGGGTTCTCTCAAGAAGACTGGTGTTCTCCTTAACAAAATCCACACTGGTGGTAAGGCTCTTCAGTTGGATACTGAGTTCAAGAAGTACTTTAACTCATTCTTTCGTGGTGGCAAGAACATGCCACCAGTCAATGTGTCTTATGTTGCTTTTATGAAGCATCTTGGCAATGAGTATAATAAAGCCATCTCTAAGAACAAGACTCTTGAGGCACAGGCAAATAAAGCATTCAAGTATGTGGAGGCCATTGACTTCATCACTGCCAATGAACAAGAGATGAAGATGATTATCGCCACCTACATGAATCTTATTAACTCAAAGAATATCCTGGTTAATAAGATGAATCAGGTTGCGTCATTGAGAACCTTTGTGGAGACTGGTGATGGTTATAAGGTCACTAATCCAGAAGGTTATGTTGCAATCAGTGGTGGTGAAGCAGTTAAGTTGATTGATCGTCTTGAGTTCTCTAATTTGAATTTTAATGTGCCGAAAAACTGGGGATAAATAAAAACAAAAGTCAATGGATTTTGATACTCTCTTTGAATACTTAATTGAAGAACTGAACCTTGACGAGGCAACAGCAAAAGAAATTCGCGACAAATACGAAAAGAAGTACGGCAAGGCGAAGAAAGGTTCATTAAGAACTAAAGTTGCAGGTGAAAAGTACAAGAAGGCTGTCGAAAAGGGCAGTAGTGATGCAGGCGGAATGCTTCACTCTGCTTCTAAAAAACAGTCCCTAGATCATCATTTGTATCGTTCTGCTATCTCAGCAAAACATGGCACTGTTCCGCATCCTTTTACTGGCAAACCAGAGAAAGAAGGTAAGCAACATAGTCAATATCCTAAAGTCAAGAGAAAGACACAAGAACCGTATCCCGATGATTATCAAAAGGGTGGAAAGTACTACACGCCAGACAAGGGAGAAAGAGACGCGGCTCTTCTCAAGAAGATGCAGGAGAAAGAAAAGAAAGAGTCACTAAACTTTACTCAGTTTGTAGACGCATTTTGTGATCCTCTTTATGAAGCTAAGGGTAAGCTTCCTAAATGTCCGCCTGGTTACAAATATAATCCACAACAAATGCAGTGTGTTCCTAAGACTGCAAAGGATGATGTTCGTCCCAATGGTGGCGGAAAGGATAGTAGTCCACAAAATGGACCTGGTTATAATGTCTGGGGATCTACTGGTGTAAATGGTGATGGTTACGCTTGGGCTGAGAAGAATAACTGGGGCGGAAGTAGTGACGCACCTGAAGCAGTTCCATTTGGATCATGAAAACCATCAAACAAGTTCTTCAAGAGAAGAAAAGAGAGAAAGCCCACAGACAAGCTGTGGAGATGGGTCTGAAATACAAAGGATTTGGTTATTGGCTAGATCCCTCTTCAGGTGAGGTTGCATATAAAACAGTTAATGATCAGTTGGTGCCTGTAGATACTGACGTGGAGTCAGAGAAAGCAGGCAAAGATGCACCAGAGGC